TTGCACGCCGATCAACGCGCCGTCGCGGAGCAGACCAGAGGCGCGCGGTTCGTGCATCTGCGCGCCGGGCGGCGGTGGGGGAAATCGCACTTATTGGCGCGAATGCTGGTCGAGGCGGCGCTGGTGCGGCGACAGACGGTCGGGTATTTCGCGCCGACGTACAAGTTGATGCTGCCGGTTTGGGAACAAGTACGGCGCGTGCTCCGCGCGCCGGTTGCGGAAGAGCACAAAGCCGAGCGGCGGATCGACACAACGACCGGCGGGCGCGTCGAGTTCTGGTCGCTCGACAACGAGAACGCGGGAAGGTCGCGCGGCTACGATCTGATTGTGGTGGACGAGGCGGGGTTGGTGCGCAATCTCGAAACAATCTGGCGCGAAAATCTGATCCCCGCGCTGCTCGACCGGCGCGGGCGCGCGGTGCTGGCGGGAACGCCGAAGGGGAAGGGGGATTTCTGGCGTATCCACCAGAGCGCGATAGAAGACCCGCGCTGGGCGACGGTGCGACGTTCAACGAGTGACAACCCGCGTCTCGATCCGGCGGACATTGCGCTGCTGCGATCTGCAATGACCGAGCGCGCGGCGCGCCAAGAGTTGGACGCCGAGTTCCTCGACGACGGCGGTGCGGTGTTCCGCAACGTGCGCGCGTGCGTCGGAACAATCGAGCGCAGCAACGAGGCGGCGATTATCGGCGTTGACTGGGGGCGCTATGAGGACGCAACCGTATTCGCGGCGCTCGATCCGCAGACGCGGTGCGTTGTTGACGTTGAGCGTCTCGTTGATGTGGATTTCGCAGCGCAGCGCCGCGCGCTGGTCGCGTTCTGGCAGCGGAACGGCGGCGGCGCGGTGCTCGCCGAAGCCAACAGCATCGGCGCGCCGAACATTGAAGAACTCCGGCACGTCGGGCTGCCGGTGCAAGCGTTTACAACGACCGCTGCCAGCAAGCCGCTGTTGATTGACACGCTCGCGCTGGCGCTGGAGCAGCGAACGATTGTACTGCCCGCGCTGGACTGGCTGCTCAACGAGTTAGAGATGTACAGCGTCGATATTTCCGCGTCCGGTCGCGCACGCTACAGCGCGCCGGAAGGATGCCACGACGACGGGGTAATTGCGCTCGCGCTGGCGGTGTGGGGCGCGGCGCGGGGTACAGAGGTGCTGTTTGATGTATAAGCCCGCCGCACAACTCGTACTGTCGCCGACTGAGCGCTACGACATCAAGGCGCTCAATCTGGAGGATTTCCTTCCGTCCGCGTGGACGGGCGTGTTCAGCGGCGACGGTGACGCGGTTGATGTCGAGACGGCGTATGAGCGCGTCGCGGTGGTGCGCACGGCGGTGACACTACGCGCCAACGCCCTCGCGTCGCTGCCGTGGGAAATCACCACCCGGCGCGGAACGCTCGTCGCATTCGACGCAGAGCGCCTCGCGGCGCTCATTCGCGGCGTCGAAATCGATCTGTGTCTGTACGGCGCGGCGTATCTGCTGCGCGATCCCGCCGCGCCGCTTGGGTTGCGTCGTCTGCACCCGCGTACCATCACTCCGATCACCGACGCGAAGCGCGGGCTGGTCGGGTTCACCCGCCGCGTGAACAACACCGAAATCCGGTTAGAGCCGGAAACCGAACTGCTGCACCTCTGGGAGCCGTCCGTAAGAAGCGAGGTTGAACCCGGCGTCGGGTTGGTGACGACCGCGCTCACGCAAGCCCGCGCGCTGTTGGCGGCGGAGCGCTACCAAACCGCGTACTTCGAGCGCGGGGCGGTGCGCCCGACGGTGTGGATGTTCGCCCAACGCCCCACCGACGCCGAGCGCTCGCGGTTTGAGCAATGGCTAAGACAGTTGGTGAGCGGCATCCGCAACGCATTCCGGCACCTCGCGCTGTCAAGCGAGATCAAAACCGTCACGCTGGGGGATACGCTGTCTGATGCAGTCAAACCCGAACTGCTCCAGCGCGCAGCGGAACTGATGCTCACCGCGTTTCAAGTACCGATGTCGCTCGTATTCTCCAGCGCGAGCAACTACGCAACCGCGCTGCGCGACTACCAGACATTTGTTCTTCTCACGATACTGACCAGAGCGCGCGAAATTAGCGCGATGCTACAACCGCACTTCACCGCGTACAACCAAACGCTGCGCTGCAACGAGGCGAGGATTGATGCCGTCCAGAACGCAGAGTTGGAGAAGGCGGAAGCAATCCAGCGCCTCACCGGACAGCCGGTGCTGACACTCAACGAAGCCCGCGCCCGGCTTGACCTCCCGCAGTTCGTTGAAGACGAAGCGGATCAAGAGTTGTTGCGCTTGCGCAACCGGCTGGCGCTCGCGCGCGAGGCGGTCGCTGCCGGTCTCGATACGAGAACGGCGTTGCGGCTGGCGGGCGTCACCGGTGCGGTGAGTGAGGAACCGGAGGAAGACGCGGCGAAGTCGCTGAAGAAGGACGAGGCAGAATCGGGGTTGATGCCGCACGAGGTGCAACTCTACCGCGACCTCAAGCGCGCGTTTCAGCAGTTGCGCGGGGTGGTGCTGGACGGCGCAGATGAGATTACGGCGCAGATGTTCAGTGAGACGCTCTATCCCGCGATGCGCCGCAATATCGAGACGATTGCGCGGCTGTTCGCAGACGAGATGCGCGCCGAGGTCGGCGTTGCGGTCAACGTCGATGCGTTGCTGGCGGACTGGGCGGAAGAGGCGACGCGGCGGCAAGTTGAGGAGTTGCTCTATCCGTACACGCGCGACTACATCGCCCGCGCGGTCGCGGCGTGGCGGCGAATGCCGGGCGCGGATCGCGCCGAACTCGTTGCAATGATCGAGCCGGTCGTTGGTGCGAAGCGCGCCGAGACCGTCGCTATCACGGCTGCGACTGAAGCCGCAGCCGCGGGCGTGCGGGCGTACCGCGACGGGATGCGCGCCGAGCATAATCTGGAGTACGTGATGATCTGGGAGACCGCAAACGACGAGCGCGTGTGTCCGATCTGCGGCGCGCTCCACGGCAAGCGCGAGGACGAGTGGGGCGGGCGTTCCGGACCGCCCGCACACCCGCGCTGTCGGTGCGGCGTCAGACTGGAGCGGGTCGATGCGGGTTAGTGTTGCTGTTGATCTCGATAACGCATTGCGCAAACTGCTGCCGCGTGCGGCGCAGATTGAGGCGGCGCTTGACGCGGGCGCGGCAGCGGCGCACGGTATGATGCAAATCTACCCGCCCCCGCCCGCCGGATCGCGCTATCGGCGGACGGGCAATCTGCGGCAGAAGTTGCGGATCAAGAAACTGTCCAAAACGTCGCGGATCGTCGAGAATACCGCGTCCTATGCGCGGTACGTGTACGGAATGCCGCAAGCGCGGGTGCACAGCAGGCGCTGGGCGTCGCTGAGGGACGCGGCGGAAGCGGCGAAGAAGGAAGCGCTTGCGGTGCTGAAGGAGAGGGGGAGGTGAGAGATGGAGTGGCAGACCGCGCCCGGCGCGGCGCTGAAGGCGGCGTACACCGGCGACGTTGAGGGGTTGCTGGTGGTATTCGGTAATCCCGACGCCGTTGATCTCGAAAATGAGTTCTTCACGCGAGAAACCGATTTCGGGCGACTGCGCGAAACTCCGATCTGGCTCAACCACGCGCAGCCGATCAAAACGGCGGGCGGGGTTATCCTCATCGAAGAGCCGATCGGCTACGGCGCGCTGGAGATGACCGATGAGGGGGTGATCATCCGCGGGCTGCTCGACGCGAAATATCGGTATCTCGCGCAGATCGCGCCGGAGATGGGCTGGTCGAGCGGCACCGCGGCGCACTTAGTGGTTCGTCAACCGGTTGGGAAAGCGCTGCACATCAAACGCTGGCTGCTGGGGCTGGACGCGAGCATCACTCCGACGCCCGCAGAGCCGCGCACAATGCTACGGAACGTCTATCGGTTAGTCATCAAGTAGGAGGAGGAGATGACGGAAATCGTAATGAATCAGTCGGAACTCGCTGCCGAGATCGCGGCGCGGCTGCGTGAAGAGGTCGCAGCAGCGGTGAAGGCGCAGAGCGTCGGCGTGGCGACAACCGCAACCACTGCGGAAGGCGAAGGTGTATCGTTCGGCGACTTCTTGAAGTGCGTTGCAACCAACGACGTTCAGCGTCTGCGCGCGGTCTACAAGAGCAGCAAAGCGCTTGACGAGACGACCGGCGCGGGCGGCGGTTTCCTCGTGCCGACGCAGTTTGAAGAGCGCATCCGCGCGGTCGGCGCGCCGATGCTGTTCGACCAACTCGTTGCCGCCGGGCGCGGTCCGCTGATGCTGCGCACCAACGCCGCGGAACTGGCGCTGCCGGTGCTGGAGCAAGACCAAGCGCCGAACGTTGAATCGAGCGCGCTGGTGGGCGGCGTGCGGCTGATCTGGCGCGAACAGAGCGCAGACGTTGCGGAAAGCGAACCGCGCTTCGAGCAGCGCATCTTCCGCCCGCACGCGGCAGACGCCTACGTTGCCGCCTCGACCGAGTTGATCACCGACGCGCCGCAGGCGTTGGAAGACACGCTTGTTACGCTGTTCGGACGCGCCTACGCGGTGCTGAGGGCGCGGGTAATGCTGCGCGGCACCGGCGTCGGTCAACCGCGCGGGATCGTCGGGCATCCGGCGGCGATCAGCGTGACGCGGGCGACGAGTAGCAGTTCGCAAGCGGACAATGATACGAGCACCATCCTCGCAATGATCCAGCGCCTGCTGCCCGGCAGCGCTACCGCCGTCTGGATCGCCCATCCGTTCTGGCGGGCGCGGTTGATGGCGACGCGGCTGAGCGAGACGCTGCTCTATACCGTCAACGGACAGTCGCTGGTGTACGGCGATACCCTCGCAGGCATCCCAATCGCGTACAGCGAACACTTGCCCGCCGTCGCCGAAGCCGGATCGCTGGTGCTGGCGGACTTGTCGTACTACGCTTTCGTCGAGCGCGCGGGGTTCAGCGTTGCGTTCAGCGAACACGTGCGCTTTTTGAAACGTCAGTCGGTGTGGTTGTTCGGTGTGCGGATCGACGGCGCGCCGCTGGTCAACGCGCCGCTGATCCTCGCCGACGGCGCGGGCAACAACACCGTTAGCCCGTTCGTTGAGATCGCAGCCGGGCAGTAGTAAGCAAGGGCGTCACAACACGCTATAGAAATAAAAGAAGATCGCGTGTTGTGACACTGCTGATGACACCGGCGGGCGCGGGGGAGTACTACGTTTGGGTGAGGCGGACTGTCACAACACTGCATATAGATAAAAGAAGATGCGGTGTTGTGACACTGCTGATGATCAACCCGCGGGCGGCGCGGGCGTCACAACAGTCAGGCTGTCACAACACTGCATAGAAATAAAAGAAGAGCGGGTGTTGT